ATGAAAACAGTATTGTATGTTCCACTGGATGATCGTCCAGCGAATCTGGATGACGTCGTTGTACAAGGAAAAGCAGCCGGTATCCATATCATTACGCCGCACCTGGGTGACATTCAAAATCGTCTGGACTCCGAGAAAACGGTCGAAGGCACAACATTGCTTGGAACGTCTACGCCTACGTATGGTAAAACGTCCAACATTCATGATTTCATTTTGAAAAATGCCGCCAAAGTGGATGGCTTCATCATCTCTTCGGATATGCTGTCATATGGTGGTCTGATTGGCAGTCGTCAGCTTCGCGAGGATGGAGGAGGCACATATCCTGATTACGATCAGAACACCACTCGTTTGCTCGATGTAATTAAAGCCATTAAAAAGAAATACCCGTGCAAACCGGTGTATGTGATGGATACCATTATGCGACTCGCTACCACTTCATTTGCAGATGGTCTCGCATTGGATGCATACAACGAATCTCGTGCATTGATGCAGCAGCCGCGGCAGTCCTTTACAGCATTCGAGGACATAGTGAACGGGTACAACCTTTCTCCAGAGTCTACGGAGTATGGGGAAACGACGTATTTTAATAAAGAGAAGTATTACAACACAAGACAACATAAATTCAAAACAAATCTGTACATTCTGGATCAGCTTGCTCGCAAAGGATATATTGATGTCCTCGCCGTAGGAGTCGACGATGCGAATACGCAAGGCGTTCAGATTAATGAGATCAATTATGTGGAAGCACGAATTAATGAATGGCTTGGTGGGACAGATGGACAAAATCCGGATCGGGCTATTATTCTCCCGGATGCTGACGGTCTAGGTCACGCTCTGGTGGCACGCATGGCGAACCAATTGCTTCGCGGTGGGGCGAAGACACGTTATGCGGTAAAATATTTCGGCCCTCATGGTTCAACGATTATCAATGCCTACGAATATATGGATCTGCACAAAAATGTGGTGCGCCATGTGGATATTGTAGGTGGTGTGGTTGTGGCGGATTCGGCCTACCCTGAGCCTGATGTGGAAACGGATACAACTTCCGATGTAGAAAATGAATTGATGAGTGCTGCATCTGCCGATGAAGCTGCTTCGTTTGACATGGCATCTGAGCTGGATCGTATGACGAACCGTCATCCAAGCAAACCGGGTAAAAAACCGGTGTACATTGAGATTATTGCCATTACGGCACTGGATCAGGTACAGGCGGCTGTGGCGCAATTGACGAGTAATAGTGAGAAGGGTCTTCCTTCGGTGTTGATTGATTTTGTAGGAAAAGGTCCGGCCAACGTCGATGTAGCCGAAGCACTCCTGAACAGTCCGTATACGGGCCGGGTTCTGGGTTACAGTGCATGGAATACGCCAGGAAACAAAATCGGTATGGCTGTGGGTATGGGACAATCCCGTTATGCTTTGATTACAACAGAAACACATTCTCACGCGTTGCGAGATGCCATGAATGCACAGGGGTCATTGTTGTTCAAACGCTTTCTGAAGGATTACTACTATAAAGCTGTAGCGATTGCGGATATCCGCACATATTCCAGAGCGCATGCGCTGTATACCAATGTGGTAACCCTAGCGGATCAGAATATGTCACTGTTTAACTCTGAAGAGGATTACGCTCATCTGCAGAATTTACTCAGGGATCTGATGCAGACCCATACAGCGACGCTGGCGGTAAAACCTGCTTTTGCCCAAGGTAATGTGGCGATCAGACAAATCTGTAATGGCGAAGCAGTCTACGCGGAGTATTGCAGCGCGCTGCTGGAATATGCGAACCCTGATTTCATCTGGGGACGTGCGTTTGAGATCACGTTGAATCCGAAGGTTACGCTGAAATAAGGTGTTGACGGCATGAGACGCACTGAGTCGTCTTTTTTCCACCCCAGATGCACCCTTAATCGCACCGAAGTCGTACGAACTACCGTCCGCGCTAGGGATGAAAGGGTGTAAGATTGTATTATCGGATCAATAGCAAAGGACACACACCGAAAGCACATACGCTAATGTACAGACCGGCCACTAGGGGCCGGTCTTTTTGATGCGGTGAATGGTGTCCAGCTTCCGATTCGATGGAGAAACGCAAGTACAGAGATGTACTGGCGATGAGTTCCTTGTTCCAATAACAGATCGGTTAAAGGGGGAGTTCATCACTGCAACATGGTCGCTGCACTGTGTGGAGCAGAACGCAAACTTGCAGCTGAAGGGGGCGAAATGAATGTGTCTATAAGTAGTGGGTTAAACAACACGGCCAATACAGGGCAATTGAGTAACGTCATCAGGCGAACGTTGAAGCAAAAGCTTGCGGCTCTTGTTCCGGCATGGAATGGCCGCGTACTGGATGTACCTGCCTCGGGAGAAGTATTGACTGGACCGTGTGCCGTAATTGCTTTTGCGGAAGAAGTACCGAAATCTGCTTGGGCGGGGTATCGGAGGATCATCAAAATCTCTCCATATGCACGCCCCGAAGATGGCGGCGCAGAACAAGTGGAGGCATGGTCCTCATTGCTGATGGAAGGACTGCACCAGGTCAGGCTGGAGGATGAAGAAGGTGGGGCATTTACCTGTATCTATCTGGGTTCTTCGGATTGTGATCGTGTGGACGCCAGTTCTGGACTGGTTACGCGTAGCCTGCGCTTTGGAGTGTATGTTCCGGAAGCGGTGGAACGCGCTCAGGCTGAAACAACAGATTCGTGGATGGCTGCACTTCAAGGTTGGACACGAACTCAGCTCGGACAGGAATGGTCCATATATGGGGATGTCTGGCCTGGAGATTATGCGACCAAGTCCATACTGTGGCGATTGGCGGGATGCAGTACAACGGCGGCGGGGACTTCGGCGTTGGAGATTCGGAAGCAATGGATTGGGCATGTGTTGGCTGCGAATGTAGGAGATGTCCGTCAAACGGTCACACATCTAGTTGAACAACTGGCTGTGCAGACCCGAATTGCTTTGACGGATACAGGCGATACGCGATATGTGACGGTGGATGAAGTTTCTGCCGACTTGCAGGCAGACGCCTACTTGAACGGACAGATTCGTCTGACGCTGCAGCAGCGTATTCGCCGTCCAGGAACGGATGCACCATTGATCCGCGAGATTCACCATAGCAAGGGGATCGAGTAAACGTTAGTCGAGAGGAACTATAGATGGGTTCCAGATGAGAGAGTTAATATCATAGCTTTAGCTCCAAATTCATAGGTTCATAGGGACAAAAATTCATAGGTCAAAATGATAGTGCAAGATCAGGTTCCACGAATTCAGTAGTTAAACAATGAGGTGAGATGGCCATGGCAAGCTCCGTGAAAAAAAGCAAACAGGCTGCACCGCAGTATTCGCGGGCGGAACTGATGAATCATGCCGAAGCCCTCTTTGCCGTTAAGGCAGAGGTGCTGTACGGTGCGCTGTACGAAGCAGCGCAAGAGACGTTTTCCATTGAAGAAGCACAGGAACGTATCAACCAATTTATGAAAGCGAAGGTGAAGGGATAATGGCAGGCGGAACTTGGGAGCAAACGAATCGTCCGGTACTTCCGGGCTTATATATGAATTTTCAGGCGGCGGCATCTTCGGCCATTCAGGCTGGTAATCGCGGAACGGTTGTTGTGCCGATTAAGGCAAACTGGGGTCCGGTGGGCACTTTTGTAGAAGTCGGCAGTGAAGCTGCAATTGAACGTATTTTCTCGGCACATGCCCTGGATAACGGGACAACTTATACTTCCTTGAAGCTCGCCCTGCTGGGTGGGCCGAAAAAGCTGCTCGCTTATCGGGTGGCCGGAGCAACAGCAAAAGCAGCCACGCTAACCCTGAAAGACAGCAGTGATGCTGCCGTGCTGCAACTGGACGCCAAGTATCCAGGTGACCGGGGTAACGGATTCTACGTCACCATTCAGCCGGGTGTAATTGATAATACGAAGCATGAGGTTCGCCTGTTTGAAGGCAACCGGATGCTGTATGCACTGCTGACTGCGGATATTTCCGCGGCGTCGCTGGCGAAAGAAATCAATGCGGATGAAAGCAACATTTGGATTAACGCTCAGGCGATTGGTGAGGGTACTGGTGTCGTGGCAACCATTGCAGGAGCGGCGTTTAAAGGTGGCGCAAGTGGCAACGATGGTCTGACCAATGCAGAGTATATCGCTGTACAGGGCGCGCTGGAAGGTGAGCAATTTGACGTGTTGGCACTGGATCATGCGGCGGATGCACCTTTGCTGGCGAGCTTTGCGGCTTGGGTCAAACGTGTACGCAGTGAGGGTAAGCCAGTGATGGCTGTATTCGGAGGCACCACGGCGGATGATACTTCCGCAACAGCTGCACAGAAGGCGTCTGCACGTTCACTTACGTTGAATCACGAAGGGTTAATCAATGTTGGTACGGGTGTGCGATTGGGAGATGCGTTCTATAGCTCGGCGGAAACATCAGCTTATGTTGCGGGGCTGATTGCCGGACAACGTCTGAATGAATCCACAACATACGCACCTTCTCCGTTCGATGACGTGACGCGTCGCTGGACGCGTGCAGAGCAAGAGCAGGCAGTACAGAATGGCGTATTTATTTTCTTCCATGATGGACGTCAGGTGAAGGCGCTTCGCGGAGTGAATACACTTGTAACCCCTGCTGCAGGACAGAATAATGCTTGGAAAAAAATCCGTTCCATTCGTGTTATGGATGCGATTAATACGGATTTGCAGCGCTCTGCTGAAGATACGTATATCGGCAAAGTGAACAATACGGAAGAGGGTCGTCAGGCCCTGATCGGTGCAATGAAAGCCTATCTGGCGCTGCTCGCACAGAGCAATGTCATTGAAGCTGAGGGATATGATGTCATTCTCGACCCGGCGTATTATGGTGCTGCACCGATCCTAAAACCGGAGGCAGATCAGGTATTCCTGCAATGGAATGTGAAGCTGACGGATGTAATGGAGCAGCTGTTTGGTACGTTTTACGTGCAATAAGTAGTGTGAAAGAAAATGGTGTTTTAAAAGAAACTACGATTCGTTGAACGGATGGTATATACGATATTTTCTAATCTCAAGGAGGAATTGTCATGTTGGATGCGTCAAGAGTAATTCTCGGTACCCATGGTCAGCTGCATATCGATGGTGTGTGGCAGACGAATATTAATAAGCTGGAGGCCAGCGTAGAAATTGAGAAGCGTGAGCTGAATTTGGTCGGTAACGATTGGAAAGTACACAAGAATGGTGCGAAAAAAGGTACAGGTACGATGACCGGTTACAAAGTCACTTCGGATATGATCCAGCGCGGCTTCACCAAGTTCCAGATTATCTCGAAGGTGGAAGATCCCGAGTCGTATGGACATGAGAGTGTCTTGCTGAAAGGCTGCATGGTGGACAAAATCCAGCTCGCCAACTGGACAGCGGGTGAGGAAGTTCCGGAGGAAACAGGTTTTACGTTTGAAGGATTTGAATTGTTGAATCCGATTGTGGCGAACTAAGGATAGAATGACTTCGAACTTCGGAAAGACCTCGTAACGAAGCTTGTCTGATCAAGCGTACAAACTACGAGATTTAACAGAAGTGGGATACATATGCAGGCCGAGAAATTCTCGGTCTCTTTGTTGTCCCTGAATATGGAGATGTATTAACCCAATTGTGAAATGAGAAGGAGATCGCACCCCATGAGTATGAATGAGAATATGTCTGAAGAACAAATTTTGGATCAGTTGTTTGAAGCGGCGGAACGTTTACCGGAAGAGAATGTGCGCATTCAACGTTTGGATCTGCTGCTGACCCTGCGTGGATTGACGTCCTCCAAGGTGGATCAGATCCGCGAACGCTGTACGATTCGGAAAACGGTCAAAGGCCGCACCGAGGAAAAGGTAGATACCGAAACGTTTAACGCGCTGCTGATTTCCGAAGCAACGGTAAAAATGAATGTACGCGGACTCGAATTGTCCGGCTGGGGAGATAACCGTATTACCGGACGCATGAAGCTGTCCGGTGGGGAACAAGCGGTTCGCCGCATGCTGCTCGCGGGTGAGCTGGACGCCGTTGGTGACAAGGTACTTGAGCTGTCCGGCTTCGGTGTGGAGATTGAAGACCTAAAAAACTGATTCACTCCGGCGGGATGACCACGTTCCTGTACCACATGTGGGTTCGTCATCATCTACGGCCCGGAGAATTTTGGTCTTTGCCGCGCGGGGAGCGCTCGCTGCTGATTGCTTTTTCGGAAGAGGAGATGGCAGCGATCACCTCGCAAATGAATCGATAACTAAATCGGACAGGGGGTGAAAGAAATGGCAGAAATAATTGTAGGTTTGTCCAAATCCAATGCGGAAATGCGAACGACTATCCGGTATCTGGATCAGATCCAGCGTTCTACCGAACGTCTGGGCAGAGTTCGCTATCAGAGTTTGATCAAGGTGAACAATGAGCTGAGAACAACCGGGCGCAGGCTGGAAAGCATCTATAGCACGGCTGTGCGATTGAGCAGGTTGCGTATCACGCCGACGGTTGGGTTGATCGATAATCTGAGTCCGGCATTGGATCGTGCATTAGCGAAATTGAACAGCTTCAGGAACCAGATGGTTAACGCATCAGGAACGGTATCGGTTGAGGTGAAGCAAAAGGTTGAAGTGGCGATGGGAAAAATGAATCCGGCGAGTGGACCTTCGTTGGCATTGAATATTGGGAGTAACAATAATACGGTCAACAACACAGCGAAAGAAGAAGAGATTAGTTGGATTCGCGAAATGGCGCAGAAAACTAATGATTTTCTTGATCCGCTAAATAATGCGACAGACTTGATTGGCAAATTAAAAAATTTATTTGGAAAGTCCAAGGGGAGTTCCGGCTCTGTCTCCCAATGCTGCTGCTGTTCTGGTGGCAGTTTGGTGGGAAGACTCTCAAGGGGGGGAGCGAAAGGCGGCAAAGCTAAAAGTACAGGAAGCATCACTAAGGCTAAGAGTATTGCGAATTCTGAAAGTGGGAAAAAAGGTCCTTACAAGAGCGGTTCCAGGTCCTACCAAGAACGTTCGACTGGAACTGTAAAAACGCCTGTTTCCGATCCTGCGAAAAAGATTATAACCAACATCTCTTCAGCAGAAGAGAAAAAGCTGAAAATGGATTTTGATCAAAAAATGAATCCGAATCGACTTGGCATTAGCGCAAATGTACCCTCAGGTTCACCAATATCTAAGCTCTTCTCAGGCAATGGGATGTTCGGCAAACTGAGTGGAGGGCTTGCTAAGGGAGCCGGGAAATTGCTTGGACCAATCAGCATGCTCGCTGATGTAGCGAATGTTGCAACTGCACCTCCTGAGGAGCGTGGTCGAGCTGTGGGTTCCATGATTGGCGGCACAGCAGGTACGGCGATTGGCAGCGCCATCGGCAGTGTTCTTTTGCCTGGCATAGGAACTTGGGTTGGTGGTGCAGTAGGCGGTTGGGCTGGCAGTGCAGCAGGCGGCTGGATCGGGGACAAATCCAAGGATATTGGGAAATTCATGTCCAACGCTACCGAGGGTGTGGGTAATGCATTGTCGGGTGCAGCGGATTACGTCTCTGAGAAAACGAAGAACATCACCGATGGCATATCTAGTTTCTTCGGTTTTGGCTCGAAGAAGGAGGATAAGACCGTATCGGCGGCAACGGTGGCTTCACCGTCGCAAGTAGCAACAGGCCCTCAGATGCCACCTTCCTACATTCCACCGGCACTGACAATGACGGGTCCAGCAGCATATATGAACAGTAAGGTCGGCCAGTCTACATCTGCTGGTTTTATGGGAACAAGCGTGATGCAAAACCAAGCGATGGGGCTCGGTAACGAATCTCAAACGAATGCCAATGGCAAATCATCTACGATGACGGTACAAATATCCGAAGACCAGATGAGCAGTCTGTCCGGTTACCTGAAGGATTTTAAAACCGAGACGACCAATCAGATCACCGTCAACGTACCACAAGGTGCTGTCCAGGTTACTGTCCGGGAGAATGCTATCGACTACGATGCGATTTCACATCAGGTTGGAATGAGATTTGCAGGCGAAGTGCGCCGTGCGATGGAAAATCGAAAAACGATTATGGCCTAAGCAGAAAGGAGGCCTGTCATGACTGTATTTAAAGATAACGTGGAAGGTGTCAAAATGGAATTTACCCTGATCGATGGGAAAACGAAGTTTCAATTTCCGGTGAAACCGGAAGAACTGACGATCTCCCGATCCAAGGGATACGAAACGATTAATATGCTGGAGTATGGCGAATTTGATTTTGCGCAGGGGGAGAAGGTGAAGGAGATCACCTTCTCTTCTTTTTTTCCTAAAGAATACGATGCGTCCTATTGCATGTACGAGCCTTTGCCTGATCCGCGTGTAGCGATGAATATGCTGAATACGTTTCTGGTATCGAAAAAGCCGCTGCGCTTCATTATTACTAACACGGGGGTGAACGTGCCGGTGTATCTGATCTCGCACAATACGACCTTTCGGGGCGGTGAGAGCGGGGATATTTACTTTGACATTACGCTGCGTACGTGGCGGGATTCCAAAGTGGAGAAGGTTGGCGTTGCAACATCTGCGAGCAAGTCGGGTTCTCGTACTGATCTGAAAACGAGCAGCAAGACCTACACCGTCAAATCTGGCGATTCCCTGTCCAAAATAGCAAAGCTTGAGCTGGGCAGCAGTTCCAAATGGAACGAGATTTACAAGCTCAATGTGAAGACCATTGGCAGCGATCCGAATCGGATCAAGCCAGGGCAAAAGCTGGTGATGCCATGACCTACAAGGTCATTGTCGAGGACAAATATGACATCACCAAGCTGGTGGAGACGATTACGCTGAAGGACTCGCTCGACCAGATTGCCTATCAGGCCAACATCCGGCTGGCGGTGTCTGCGTCTTCGGGTCTGCCTGCGATCTCACCGGGTATGGTGGTGCGGATCAGCGGGATTCCTTTTGGCGAAAAATCTATGGTCCACTTGCTGCATCCTGCGGTCATCTGGGAGGTGGAAAGCTCGAACAGCGGCACTAAGCGGCTATCTCTCACGGTGTACGACCGGATGATTTATCTGGAAAAATCAGAGGATGAGTTCCTGCTGCCCAAAGACCAGACTGCCACGCAGCGTCTCAAAACGTACGCCAAGGAATGGAAAATTCCATACGCCGCGCTGCCGGATACCAAAACGAAGCTGAGCAAAGCGGTGTATCGGTCGCAGACGATTTTTTCGATGATGTTTGCCGATCTGAAAGAAACGGTGAAGTCCGGTGGGGATATGTATCATCCGCGGATGACGCCAGGCGGGTTGCAGCTGTTCAAAGTAGGCAGCAATGCGAAAGTGCACGAGTTGGATCGACTGATTGATCTGACGCAGATGCGTACGCTCGAAGGTGCGGTCACCAAAGTTAAAGTGATGGCCGCCTCGGAGTCCAGTAGCGGTAAAGAGGTTCCTTCCAAAGTGCTCGCGATTGAGCAGGATGGTGTATCCGAACTGGGCACGCTGCAAAAGCTGATCGAGGACGATCAGGTCAAAACAGCGACGGCCGCCAAGAAGCTGGCGAAAAGCCGTCTGACGGGTATTCAGGAGACCTTTACGATAACTGCACCGGATGTGAATACGATTCGTGCCGGAGACGCGGTGCTGCTCAAAGGGCTGAAACTGATCGTTATGTCGGTTAGCCGTGACCTGTCTGCTGGGCCAGGAACGATGACGTTGGAGCTGGGCACGGCCGAGATGGTGAAAAGGAGGGTTTACCTTGAATAAAGATGATCCGTATGGGCATTTTGCCGAGGTCATGCGGGGTGCAATGAGTACGCATACCCGTCAGGCCGTGAGCGGCATGGGCGCGGTGCTGGGTACGATGACTTCATCTGGCGTGAAGCTGGATGATTTCAAGCACGAAGTGCAGGACTATCTCGTGGCCGAGTTACCGGGCACGCTTGGACTGCCGGAGCGCGAGGCTGCTGGCGCAATCTCCGGTATACCTGACGTGGCAAACGGCGGAACGACGGGCACGGGACGGTTTCTTTTGCAAAAAGGGGAAGTGGAAGAAGCAGTCTGGTCTCTTGGTAAAGGATTGAAGGCCGGAGACCGTGTACTGGCGATGCGGGTGAATGGCGGTAACGACATTGTGGTGCTGTGTAAGGTGGTGAGTGCGCATGCCTAGTTTGTTCCCGGAAACGGGTGTGGTCTGGGGAGATGAGGAAGATCTGTCGAGGGCGGCTTCGGAAGAGGTACGATTTGGACGGAGCTGGCGATTCGATTACGAAGCGGGGGATTTTGTGCTGACTCCAAGTGGCAAAGTCGCTGCGGCAGGTGCGCATGAAGCCTGGGTACAGTGGTGCATCAAGGCGGTGAAGACGCCGCGGTACAGACATGTGATTTACTCTCGAAATTACGGTTCGGAGCTGGATGAGTTGGTTGGTCAGGGTGACAGCCGGGGAGTGATTGAAAGTGAGATCACCCGAATGGTTACGGAGACGTTGCTGGCTGATCCACGCACGGATTCGGTAGACCAGTTTACGTTCGATTGGAATCGGGAGCAGTGCATGTTCTCGTGCCGGGTGGCGAGTATGCAGGAAGAGATGTTTATTTTGGAAAGTGAGGTGATCTGACGGGATGGCTGAGATTCCGCGTTATTTGGAGGACCAGACGGAGGAACAGATTATGCAGCGTATGCTGGATCGTCTGCCCGCGGATCTGGACAAGTCGGAAGGGTCTTTTCTGTGGGATGCGGAGGCTCCGGTTGCATTTATGCTGTCTGAGGCGGCGCTCTGGGCACAGGAATTACTTCGGCGGGGGTTTGCGAGTACTGCTGCGAGCAGTGATCCGAATTTTCGTTCGGAAGAGCTGGATCTGCGGGCTGGAGAGCATGGCCTTACGCGGCGGGCTGCGGTGGCGGCACAAGGTACGGTTAGATTCGCGGGTACGCCGGGCAAGGTGATTCCTGCGGGAACGGTTGTGGCTACGTTGGCAGATGAAATCTCCGGTGAGGCTTCACTCGAATATGAAACCGTTAGTCGTGTGGAGCTGGGAGAAGATGGTCTGGGCAGTGTTGGCGTGCGGGCGCTTGTTGCCGGAAAAGAAAGCAATGTGCCTGCGGGCACGGTAACTGTGCTGTCCACACCAGTGAGTGGCGTTACGTCTGTAACTAATGTTGAGGTGATCAGAGGCGGTGCGGATATTGAGGCAGATACGGCGCTGCTGGAACGTTTTTATGCCAAAGTCCGCAACCAGGGGACAAGCGGCAACAAATCGCAATATGTGCAATGGGCCAGTGAGGTGCCAGGTGTTGGTGCAACGCGGGTTATTCCATTATGGAAAGGGCCGGGCTCGGTGGGATTGTATTTGCTGGATACGGACAAACGTGCTGCGGGCAGCGATCTGGTGGCGGCTGTGCAGAAGTATGTGGACCCGACGCAAGATGGACAAGGGGAAGGCGTTGCCCCGGCTGGCCCGGTGGTAACCGTCATGCCGGCAGAGGAAGTACCGATGGACATCCAGGTGAAGCTGACGCTGGCGAGTGATGCGACACTGGCCGATGTACGGGCATTGATCGAACTCGGGGTGACCGCGTATCTGAAACAGTTGGCTTTTTCCGATCCACTCGTTCGTTACACTCGCATTGCCGCGATTCTGCTGGACATTCCGCCGATTATCGATTATTCAGAGCTGACCGTGAACGGTGTAAGCGACCAGAATATCGAGATGACCGTGAGTCAGGTGGCGGTGCTGGGAACGGTGGATGTGCATGAGTAGAGGTGTAATGGAAGAAGCAAAGCGCAGATGTGGAGGCAGCGGTAGTGTGGGACATCGGGAATGTTCTGACTATGCGGCATCCGCTTCAGCTGGAAATGAAGAAAGTGGCGGGCAAGAAGAGTGCTTGGGTCGTGCGGTACGCCGCTCGGGAACGCAGCATTTGAGCGAAGGTGTTTACGTTGATGTGAAAGGAAGGGAGGGGACAGAGCATGAGTGCTCCTTCTGCTGTAAATGTTGGACTGATGAGTGAAAAAGGGCGGGAGCTGTTCTCGTATTTGCCGAGTTACTATGAGACTTCACGTGTGATGCAGGCGGATATGCAGTCCAAAGGAACCGAGATGGATCTGCTGTATCAGGCGTTGGATGAAACATTGGATCAATTCTTTGTCCGCACGGCGACGTGGGGTCTGGACTTCTGGGAGCAGGAGCTTGGTATTGAGACGGATCGTCTCAAACCTGTGGACCAGCGGCGTGCCGTGGTGGAGTCCAAGCTGCGTGGTGCCGGGAAATTTTCGGGAAGACTGGTTGCGAATGTGGCTGAGGCGTATGCCGGGGGCAAGGTGGATGTGACGTTTCAGCCGGAAGCGTGGAGCTTTACGGTGAGCTTTGTGGACACGATGGGCATTCCGCCCAATATCGACGATCTGAAACGGGCCATCGATGGACTGAAACCGGCCCATATGGCCGTGGAATATGAATATCGCTATCTGATCTGGGACGATCTGGACAGCAAACAGATGACCTGGGATGAACTGGAGGCCGCGTCCCTGACGTGGAATGAACTGGAGGTGTGGGCGTAATGCCAAAAGAAACGGATCGACTGAAATTGCCTCTTCCCTTGGGGAACGAGACCGTAACCCGGGAGAGTATTAACAGGATTTTTGAAAAGATTGATGCTGGTGTGGCGACACGTGAAGCAATCCTTATATCTGCTGGCTCTGATCTTAATAGTTATATTACAGAAGGGGAGTATTATTGCCCGGAGAATGCCGCGGTAGAAACTTTAGCTAATTCTCCAACAGGTGTAGCTTTTCATTTGACGATAGAAAGACATGCTGGTGTCGTCCAAACTCTAACAACTTTCGAGCCGGGTGACCTACAAGTTTTTCAACGCAACTACTATTTCGGATGGGGTTTGTGGAAAAAAGTACCTACAAGGGACGAAATTCAACAGCTGCAGGAGGATCTCCAAAACGCAGACATCCCACCTGCATCATTGACTGAACCGGGGATAGTGCAGCTTTCCAATGCAACGGATGGCACGTCTGAGACGGTGGCAGCGACGGAGAAGGCGGTAGGGTTGGCTTTTCAAGCTGGAGTTGAGCGAAAAATGGAAGTGGTTGCCGCGCTTAACTCCATAGGTGTATCAGCATCCACAAGTGAGAAATGGGTCGAACTTATCCAAAAGCTATCGTCATTTATTCTTGCAACAGGAAATGTAACAAGTGATGATGTAATCGCTGGAAAAACGTTCAGTAATTCGAACGCAAATGGCTTAACTGGTACTATTCCTGATCGAGGAACTGGTGGAATTGTTACGCCAGGATCGTCTGACCAGATCAAAGCGGAAGGGCGCTATACCACATCGATTACAATCAAGGGTGAGCCTAATCTTATAGCTGGGAACTTGCCTAAAGACAAAACATTTTTTGGTATATCAGGGCTTTTAGAACGTATGACTACATCTGAAAAACAAAGCATAGCCAATCAAATTACAGCTAAAGGTGTACGGGCTACGACGAGCGATTCAAATGCCGTACTTGCCCAAAAAATCGGTATGATTGAAACTACGAAGTATGCACGAGGCAGTGTCTATGCATCAACTGAGGGAAGAGTGAACGTTAGCGGGGTTGCATTTAGACCTAAAATGGTCAAACTGTATGGTCAATATTCTAGTGACGATAATAGATTTACTGCTTGTTTTCTCTTTGATGAACCGATCCATCGAGTCTATGGTTTTATAACCCCGGATACGAGTATTGATGGACTTGGAATGTCAGGATTTGGGAGCACAATTCGAGAAAATCTAATAAGCAATAACGGATTTGGTGTTACTAATTACAATTGGAAATATAATCAGATTTACTGGGAGGCTTGGGGATCCTGAATATCTTAATAAGTTGACACCTACATTACCTGAAAGTGAAAGGTGAAGTGAAAATGAGGATGAATTTGATCTAATGTTTATGAGTAGTCGCATTGAAAAATGTGCCCATAATTAAAGTGTCGATTTAGCCGGAATATCAGGAGGTGAAACCATGGAACGATGGGAAACCCTATGGAAATGGCTCCTCGCCCTCGTAACCAGCTCAGCAACCTACTTCTTCGGAGGTTGGTCAGGCGTGCTCGGCGTACTACTCGTGTTCGTCATCCTCGATTACCTAACTGGTATCGCGGCTGCGGGGATGAGTGGCAAGTTGGAGAGCAATGTCGGGATGTTTGGCATCGCCCGAAAGGTATTTATATTTGCAATGGTATCGGTGGCTCATCTGGTGGACGGTGTTCTGGGAGACGGACATTTGTTCAGGGATGCGGTCGCCTTTTTTTATATCGCGAATGAGTTATTGTCTATAATTGAAAATGGGGGCAAATTGGGAGCGCCAATTCCACCTGTGATCAGGCAGGCTATTGAAGTGCTCAAGGGCAAGGGAGGAACCGGGGACCTGCCCGGTAACTTCTCCCCGAGTACCAAAGACTCTTTTTCACAGGCAGATCCAGATGATACAGATCCACATACAAGAGATGGCACGAAGTAG